AGATAAAATTAAATTTGATCATAACATTGTACTGATGATTGATGAAGCACAGGATTGTAATCGACTAGAATGGTTAATTATTAATAAACTTATTAGTGTTTCTAAAAATGTATATATTGCCGGAGACGATGACCAAGCGATTTATCGATTTAAAGGAGGAATGGTAGAAACTTTTAAAGATATGACTGCTAATAAAACAACAATATTAAAAGAGTCACCTAGATTAAATAAAAAGATATGGGAACTATCCCAAAAAATTATTCACCTTATTCCTAAAGAGGAGAGACAAGAAAAACAATACACAGCTACCAATAAAAATGAATACAATATGCCACACTGTGGTTTAATACATTCATTTAGAAATAAAGAAAGTTTTGAAAAAAATTATTTAAATATGAATATAACTGATCCTGATGTTTCTATTCATTGGTTATTTTTATCACGAAATAACCGAGAAAAAGACATGAAATATTCTCAGGAAAATTATTGTTGGTCCCAGATTCTAGCTAAAAATAATTTAACTTGGGAAACGGTAGAAGATTCAAACAGTAAAAGTAATGGATTGGAAAGAGGTACTATACCCAATGTGCCTGTAGATCAGATTCAAAGTATTGAAACTTGGACCATGCTTCAAAAAGAAAACCGAATTCTAGGCGAAAAAGTTAAAGAATTTTATAAAAGCGTTCCCGCAGAAAAAATTCGAGATAGAAAAAAGACCTCTCTTATTCAAACAGATTCTATTATTTTAAAAGGAGAACAGTATAATTACAATGATTTAAAATCTAAATTTTATCTTGATGTTGATATTAACACACCTTGGCATGAAATATTAGATTTAAAACCTCGTAATAAAGAACACTATGTAAATTATACTCAATATTTAAAAAATATTATAGAAAATGGTAATCACAAAAAATCTAACCTTATTCTTTTATCTACTATTCATGGAGCTAAAGGACTAGAATCAGCCAACACGGTTCTTAATTGTGATTGGCCTCGTTTACCTTATGATACTTATTGTAGAGGTGGTGAAGATAAAGATGATGAGCTCCGAGTCTTTTACGTAGGTGTTACAAGAACTAAATATAATTTATTCTTGTACCAACCTGATTTTTCTTTTGGAGAGTATAAAGGAATGAAACATAATAATTTTTGGAACAAAATAAGAGGTAAATAATGAGAAATATTACAGCGGTAACAATTATCTGTTTATATACTTTTGTATTTTGTTTAATTCTATTGGAGATTTCATGAAAGAAGACGCACGAGTTTTAATGGATTTACAACAAGAGAATAATAAAATTCCTGAAACTAATAAAAATTTTAATGGTGAATACATAGCAAGAATATATGGTGGCAGTTGTGTTCCTTATAATCTTATAGAAAAAAATGGAAAAGTGCATAAAGGCTTCATAAAAAAACATGAAGTAAACGGAAAAATTATTTTTGAAGTTATGAATAGTAATGGAATTAGTTCTGGTAGAAAATTTAATGCTTCTGGTTTTGAAATAGAAAAATAAATGTGGGAAAATTTTAATATAAAAACTTGTATATATTGTGGTGATACTTGGAGAATAGAAAGACATCATTACAAAGAATCGGTTGCAAATTCAGGGAAAAAAAGAACTTTTAGAAAAGGTAATACTCTTCCTACATGTAGAGAATGTAATGCCTTACTGGGCGCAGCAAATCCAAGTTATATTGATTGCTGTTATATATTGTATGAAAAAGTAAGTACTAGACATAAAAATTTATTAAGTATGCCTAGTTGGACCAAAGAAGAATTACATGAGATATCAAAAAATTTAAGACGTAAAACTAAATTAGCCATATTTAAAAAAAATATACATATGAATAGGCTAGAACAATTATTAAAAAATGCACAAAGCCCACTAACCTATCAACATATAAAAGATATAGTTCTATACGGAACTTGTATATTATGAGTGTATACAATAAACAAATTGGCGGAACACATTATAAGAAAATGAAAATTCAGCCAAGTAAATTTGTAATTGAAAACAAATTGCTATTTCCTGAAGGAAGTGTTATTAAATATATCTGTAGGCATCCCTACAAAGGAGGAAAGGAAGACTTGGAAAAAGCTAAACATTTTATAGATATGATAATTGAAAGAGACTACTCATAAATGAAAGACCCTCAATCAAAAGCTTTAATATCCGATCTTCTTTTTATCACAATGATATGCATAGTCATATATCATGTAATGAAAGTAGTTTATAATATATGAAAGAACCATTATTTAAACCTCAAACTGAATGGCTTCCGCCAACTAAGTTTCCAGATTTAAGAGATCGTAAAGAAATTTCAATTGACTTAGAGACTAAAGACCCGTTGTTAAAAACACATGGATCAGGTTCTGTTGTAGGCAGAGGACATGTCACAGGAATTGCCGTCGCAGTAGACGGATGGAAAGGATATTATCCTATTGCTCATGAAGGAGGTGGCAATCTAGACAAGGATGTTGTTTTAAAATGGATAAAAGATGTTTTACTAACCGACGCTGATAAAATTTTTCATAATGCAATGTATGATGTTTGTTGGTTAAGAGCCATGGGATTTAAAATTAATGGGCGCATCATCGATACAATGATTGCTACTTCTTTGATTGATGAAAATCGAGGTCGTTATGATTTAAATTCTGTTTGTAGAGACTATATTCATGAAGCTAAAAACGAGTTCGCTCTTCAAGAAGCAGCTAAATCGTGGGGTGTAGATCCAAAGCAAGAAATGTATAAACTTCCAGCTATGTATGTTGGAGAATATGCAGAAAAAGATGCTGAATTAACATTAAAATTATGGCAAGCGTGCAAACACGAGATTCAAACTCAAGATCTTTGGGATATTTTTGATTTAGAAACTGATTTAACACCGTGCCTCATTGATATGAGATTCAAGGGTGTAAGAGTTGATATAGAAGAAGCTGAAAAATTAAAAAAGATGATGGGAGAAGAAGAAAAAAGACTTTTAAAAGAAGTTAAAGATGAAACAGGAATTAATGTACAAATCTGGGCAGCAGCATCCATTGCTACAGTCTTTGATAAATTAAAAGAACCTTACGACCGGACAATCAAGACTCAGGCACCAAGCTTTACTAAAAATTTTTTAGCTAATCATACTCATCCGATTGTTAAGAAAATTGCAGAAGCACGAGAAATTAATAAAGCTCATACCACATTCATCGATACAATTATTAAACATGTTTTTAAAGGTAGAATTCATGCGGATATAAATCAACTTAGATCTGATAACGGAGGCACAGTCACTGGAAGATTTTCTTATTCTAATCCAAACCTTCAGCAGATTCCTGCACGGAACAAGGACCTCGGACCAATCATTCGTAGAATTTTTATACCAGAAAAAAATCATTTGTGGGGATGTTTTGATTATTCTCAACAAGAACCAAGACTAGTAGTACATTATGCAACTTTACAAAAACTTTATGGAGTTGATAAAATTGCGGATGCATATAAAAAAGATAATGTAGATTTTCATAAAATAGTTGCAGACATGGCTGAGATTCCAAGGTATCAGGCCAAAACAATTAATTTAGGATTATTCTATGGAATGGGTAAAGCTAAATTACAAGCCTCTCTAGGAGTGAGTAAAGAAAAAGCCGAAGAACTTTTGGGTAAATATCATACAGAAGTTCCTTTCGTTCGACAACTGATAAAATCTGCCATGAACAGAGCACAGGATCGTGGCCAAATACGCACTCTGAAAGGCCGTCTATGTCGTTTTCCTTTATGGGAACCAAGTCAATTTGGAATTCATAAAGCATTACCTCATGAAGCAGCACTCGCGGAACACGGACCAGGGATCAAGCGCGCCTACACTTACAAAGCTTTAAATAAACTAATTCAAGGAAGCGCTGCTGATATGACAAAAAAAGCCATGATTGATTTGCATAAAGAAGGAATTATACCACACATACAAGTGCATGATGAACTAGATATATCTATTAAAAATAAACAGCAAGCAGATCAAATAATAACTATTATGGAGGAAGCAGTTTCACTTGAAGTTCCCAATAAAGTAGATTATGAGTGTGGGGATAATTGGGGCGAAATAAAACCTGCATAAA